ATAGCACAATTATCATACTGCCCGGGGATAACGTGGGCGGGTATCCAGAGAATAGGTGATTAAAATGGAAAAGAAGGGTCAATTCAAGCCGGGACAGGTAGCGAACCCCGGAGGCCGTCCTAAGATGCCGCCCGAGGAACGTGAAGCATGGCGGGTACTTGCCAAAAAAGCGCGGGATAAGCTAGACGCGATGCTCGAGAATGGCGACGTCCAACCTATGTTCGTTGCCAAAGTGGTAGAGCTTGCGTCCGATAGGGCGTGGGGAAAGCCACAGCAGGCGGTAGAGCTATCCGGGGATAGTGATAGTCCGATAGACATTAGGGTTACGTTTGAGTAAACACGTTTACCAGAATAAGGCGTTTGAGCGACTATTCAAGAGTACCGCCAAGTATGTTGTCATGCGAGGCGGTTCCGGTTCAGGTAAGAGCTATGCCGTTGCCGATTTTATTATTCTGTCCATGCTACAGGGCAAGCGTCGATGGATTGTGGCGCGCAAGTATGCTACCACGATACGGCAATCCATCTTTACCTTGATATCGCAACGGATGCGGGACATGGACATTGAGGACATGTTCAAGGTTAATAAGAGCGAACTATTCATTGACGGCCCCCGCGGTTCGTCGATTGTGTTTATAGGGCTTGACGACGTAAATAAGTTAAAATCAGTTTATGACCCGACGGATGCGTTTATCGAGGAAGCGGATCAGGTTACGCAATCGGACTTCGAGGAAATCGACCGTCGTATACGCACGATAGGAAGTAAGCCGCGGATCATCCTGGCGTTCAATCCTACTAGCATCTATAGTTGGCTCAAGCGATATTTTTACGATAAGCCGGTAATCGCTCCCGATGAGTTAATAATCATTGAAAGCACGTACCGGGATAACAAATATATCGATCCTGCATACAAGGATACCATCGAGCGGTTACAAGAAACAAACCCTAGTGCATACCGTGTGTATGGGTTGGGCGAATGGGGAATAGTCGAAGGTGTAGTTTTCGACAAATGGGATATACAGGATCATCCCGATAACGCGAAACTAAAGGGATACGGTCTAGACTTTGGGTATAGCAATGACCCTACGGCGCTTATCGAAGTATGGGAGCGCGGGGATGATATATGGCTGCGTGAACGGATATACGAAACGGGACTAACCAACCAGGATATTGCGTTTATGATGAAAGAGATTGAAATAAACAACCATACAGACATTATCGCCGATAGTGCCGAACCGAAAAGCATCGAGGAAATATATAGATTACATTGGAACATTCGCGCGTGCGTGAAGGGCGCTGATAGTATACGCAATGGTATCATGGCAATGAAGGCTAAAAAGCTACACCTAGAATCCGATAGCGTCAACTTGCATCGCGAGTTTAGTTCATATAGTTGGAAGCAAGATAAGAACGGAATCAGGCTACAGGCTCCGATAGATATGTTTAATCACGGGATAGACGCGGCAAGGTACTTTATATCCTCGCGTCCGAATCCTGTACGCGCCGGGCCATCCGGCTTAGGGGTATAGCGTGGAAGTATCAGAGATACATAAATATATCAGCATGGACATAGCGCGGCAAAATAAGGTCGCGGCGCAATATAGGTATTACTCCGGCAAGCATCCGGGGATATACTATGATAACCCTAAAGAGGACCCGGATAATCGTGTACCCGTCCCGATAGTGCGGAAGGCGGTACAGTTTATCTTGGGTTATATGTTCAAACCGGGGAATATCCAGTATTCCGGGCCGTACTATGATAGCACGCTCAAGGATATATACGATTCGAATGAGGAAGAGCTTCTTGACGCGGAACATGCTAAAACCTCGCTGATTACCGGATACTCTTACGAGGCGCATTGGACGGAGGACGGACAAGAGCGTTTCGCAAAGATCCCCGCCGATCAGGGGTTCATGGTCAAGTCTGACGATATCGTCCCGCGTGACCTCGCGTTTATCCGGCATTGGCTAGATGTAGATGGGAATCATCATGCATGGGTGTACGATGAATCCAAGGTGTATATCTATAAGGTAAATGGCGGGGTATATGTACTAGAGGATGAGTACGCGCACGGGTACAAGAGCGTCCCGGTACTTGAGATACAGATATCCGATGATATGTCGAATCTTTTCGACCATGTGCTCCCGCTTGTGGATATCATGGACAAGGGGCTATCTGAAGATATCGCAAACGAGATGCAGCGGCTTGCGAATAGCTACTTGCTTATGGCGAATGATATCGACGATACCACTAAAGATGAGAATGGCGAGACTGACGTTGACAAGGTGAAGAGGACAAAAATATTCGCGAACCTTCGGGAAGATGTTACCCGATCGGTAGCGTTTCTCACGAAGAATCTAAACCCTGAGTTTATCAATGCTGCCTTGGATAGAATCGAGCGGCTTATATACGACATGATAGGCGTTCCGAATCCGGGGGATGAAACGTTCGCCGCGGCGGTATCGGGTACGGCGCTTGCGTATAGACTCCTTCCGTTTGAGTATCTTTGCGCGTCTATCGAAGTGTACTTTACCCGCTTCTTGCAACGGCGCATTCGGCTTATCGGCGCGCTTGATAGCACTATCAACGGTACGGAAGGCGCGGTCGCTGACGTATCCATAAAGTGGACGAGGAATCTCCCGATGAACCATGCGGAGATGATCGACAATGCGGTAAAGCTCTCCGCGATACTTTCTAAACGCGCGGTGCTCGAATACTTGCCGAGTGATATCGTGGATGATGTAGATGATGAGCTCGCGCAACAGGATGAAGAATCGGAAGCAATCGAGCCGATGGATACCATGGCTATACCCGATGGGGTAGATAATCAGAATATACCCGGGAAGGTAAACCCTGTCAAGGTTGAGTAATGGCTAACAATACCGCGCTAAACAAGGCGCTTGCCGACGGGACGAAAGAGATCCTGGCCACCACGCGCAAGGCGGAACGATCTCTTGCGGCTAGGTATGTCGCGGCTTACAACGTGGCAAGGCAACGCGCTATCGACCTATGGGCTACGATAGATAACCCGCCTACCTTGCAAGAGGCGAGGAAGTATAACCGGCTCTTGACGCTCATGGACGAGATAAAAGCCGAGTATGCCAAGGTGACCAAGTATACCGGCGGGGTGATAGCCAAGAATAGCGAGCACGCGTTTACGGAGGCGGCATACCGGGCGCAATACGCTATCGATAAGGCGGCGGGAATACTGATTAAGTATCCTGTACTTCCGGTAGGTGCTATTCGCGCGGCGGTATACAACGACGAAAATGGTAAGGTATTTACTAAACGGCTTATAGATAATAAGGGTATGGCTTTACGCAAGCTAGAAGCGGCGATAACGCAATCCCTAGTCCTTGGGGAATCGCCCGCTAAGATGTCTAGGAGGCTCAAGGATCAATTCGAGGGCGGATACCGTGATGCGGTGCGGGTTATACGCACGGAGACGACCAGAGCAAGCACGCAGGGCCAGCTACAGACCTTCCGTGACGCGGAAGAGGCCGGCGTAGAGATGCGGACGGTATGGATAGCGGCGCTTGACGATCGGACGCGAGATGCTCATGCCGACCTTGACGGGCAGTATGCGGACAAGGACGGGCTATTCCACTACGGCGGCATGACCTCGGAGGGGCCGGGGCTATGGGGCGAGCCGGGTATGGATATCAACTGCAGGTGCAGTATTGGCGCGGAGATTGAGGGGCTAGAACCCGAGATGCGGCGCGAGGGCCGGGCGGGCGCGGACACGGGCGAGATAATAGACAATATGAGCTATCGGGAATGGGAAGATAGATAACGTTCGCGCCGTTTGCAGCGCGTATCAATACTTCCGGGGCTTGCGTCGGAGGGGAGAGAATGATGGAACTGTCGGAAATTGTAGCGCTTGTCCCGGAGGATAAGCGCGCGGATGTTACTACGGCGATTAGTGGTGTAGTAAAGGTTTCGAGTCGAGAGGATGCGGAAAAGGCGCTTCGTGAGAACCAGCATTTCAAGTCGGCTTTCGACGCTGGCATAAGTAAAGCAGTTGCAAGCCACGATGAACGGTTCATTGCGGAGAAACTGCCGACGCTGATAGAGCAGGAAGTAGCTAAAAAGAATCCGCCTAAAGATGCGCGTGATCAAAAGATTGCCGATCTTGAGAAGAAGTTTGCCGAGTCTGAAAAGCGGGCGAACAGTGAAAAGCAGATAGCGCTCGCAATCTCCGAGGCCGCGAAGTTAGGTATCCCCGCAGAACTAGCTAAACGGTTTATTGGCGAGAGCGATGAGAGCACGCAGGCGAGTATCGCGGAACTTTTCGGGGTGTTGAAACCGTGGAAAGAGGAAGCGGTAAAAGCTGAAGTACTCGGGCGCGTTGGGAATATGGGTACTCCGCCGAAGGGTGGAGCGATGCAGAAAGAGAAAGATGCGCTTATGACGCAGTACAATCAACTGATTAAAGATGGAAAACGAGATGAAGCGAATCGGATATATGTCCGGCTCGCAACTATGAAGGAGTAATATATGGCTAACGATACTAGTACTGGTTATGCTTCCAACTGGAACGTACCGAATCTCAACGGCGCTCAGATTCTCAGTTTCTCCGCGCTTGACTATCCTTTCCTGTCCAGGCTCTCCGGAGTCAAGGTTGCGCAGTCGCACGAGTTCGCTATGTCGGCTCAGTATGCGCTTGAAACCTTTAGTGCCGCGGGCGTACCCGAGTCAACTTCCGTAACCGCGCCTACCCCTGTCGCGTATGAGCGCACGAATGAGACTAACTATGTGCAGACTCAGCACGCGGCCGTGAGTGTCACCTATGACAAGCTCGCGTCGAATAACAGGCTTCGCTTTTCCGAGGTTTCGACCTCCGGCTATGCGTACACCGGAGATCCGTTGCAGAATGCCATCGCCGATGAACTGGCCTTCCAGGTCTCGCGCGTGCAGGAACAGCTCTACGGTAACCTTGAAACCGCGCTCATGACGGGAACCAAGACGCAGTCTACTTCCGCCTCTGTCGCGTGGGCCACCGGTGGTATCGAAACCCTCGTGACCACGAACCGCATCAACGCGAGTTCCGCGCAGCTTACCAAGCCGCTCCTTGACCAGCTCCTGCGAACTATGTTCGCGGCCGGTTCCAAGTTCAAGAGGATGGTGCTTTTCGCGAACGCGTACCAGCGGTACAAGCTTTCCGAGATTTATTCTTTCGTCGCCCCGAGTAATACCTCCGGCGGTGGCACGGTAGGAAGCATCATAACCGACTACGGTACCGTGGATATCGTTCCGACCAGGTTCGCTACCACTTCCGTCCTGTCGCTTATGGATATGTCCTATTGCTCGCTCGTCAAGCAGGCTGTGCCCGGTAAGGTTTACATGCCCGATGGCCTGTACTTCATGGAGGAGCTCGCCAAGACGGGCGCTTCCGAGCGGTATCAGATTTTCGGAAACAACGGCCTTGACATTGGCGCGGAGAAACTTCACGGACAGATTTACGGGCTGGCCACGAGCTAACCTGTAATCACTAGAATGGGGCGGGAGCAATCCCGCCTTGTTCACGAACAAGGAGAATGATATGTCGAATGATCTTTCGTATACTAAGGGCCTGCAGCCTAAACTGATTGAGGTTGTCGAGGGAATCTCGCAGCTTCTCGGTGATCGGGTGTTGGTCGTAATCGATAGGGCGAACGTAACCGTTGCCGCGAATGATACGTGGAGCTATGTTGTCCCGTTCCGCCTTGTGGGCGAGGACACGGGGACGATCCTTCCGTATACCGGAACCGTGGGCGCGGCTGTCACGCAGAGTACCGGAACGGGGCAGACTCCGACGGTCTCGAGCGCGACGCCGCAGGTGACAATGGGAAGCGGTAACGTTACCGTTGCATGGGGCGCGGCTACAGGATGGGGCGCGGGGGAAATTGCTACCCTCACGATAACCTATACTAACCTTCGCGGTGGTACCGATACCGATACCTTCACCGTGACGATGAGCTAAGGGAGGACAGCATGGCTAATATCAATCTGTCCAAACTGGGCAATTCTGAAAATACGTTCGGCATAGTGGACTCGCGCTATCCGAATAGGTGGCTTGATGCGTGGGGTGATGTTGACAAGTGGATTGCCGACACCTATCGCGTCGCGGACTGGACTGTCCAGGCTACGGGTACTTCCCCGGTCGCGACCTCGCTCGTTGCCGATGCCAAGATACTGATTACTACGGAAAACGTAGACTTCGCGGGCGACAATATGCAGGTACTCGGTACGCGGTTTCAGCTTTCGAGCGGGAAGCCGGTATACTTCGGGGCGAAGCTCACGGTGTCCAATGCTACGCAGTGCGATCTTTTGGTTGGCCTCGCGGGTACTGATACCACGTTGACGGCGGCGTCTTCGGCGCATGCGCTCGCGGTTGGCGCGTCCTTTGTCGGCTTTACGAAGCTCGATGAAGCTACTCAGGCATATTTCAAAACTATAACTACGGCGACCGAGATGAATAGTGCCACGGCGTTGACGCTTGATACGTCGGCGCATTGGTATGAGTTCTATTTTGATGGCGCTTCGGTATTCGGGTATATCGACGGTGTACTTGTGGCGACGTTCGCTTCTAACATCCCGACGGTGGTATTGACTCCGTCGATTTGTTTCCGCGCGGGCACCACTACGGCGGTCACCTGTACGATTCACGAAATGAAAACCATCGCGGTGAGAGGCTAACATATGGCGGTGACATTCTACGGAGTTGGCTTGTGCTATATCCCAACGTGTCACCGCTGTATCCAATTCGTTGACGGCGAGTATACTACCGAAGATGAAGAGGAGATGGCGGTGCTCGCTTTGTCTTATGAGCATAAGAGCGATATCACGCTTGACGTAACCTGTTCAGGTGACGTTACTGTAACAAAGATAGATGATGAGCCTGTAAAGCCGAAACGCGGGAGGCCGAGAAATGAGAACTAATCCGCAAGATGCGCAGTTGATCGCTCCCGTTGGTGGTAAGTATGGCGAGTGGTGCCGAAAAGGTTATATCTATGTAGCAAGGTCGGGCGCGGCTGCGGCAATCCCTGTCAATACCGCGTTGACCAACTCGCCTACCCTATGGAACCCGAGCAACTCTGAAAAGTGCGTTATCCCGCTTTCCATTAGCTTTTCGGCGGCCGGACTTGGCACGCAAGTTATCGATGGGTTCACTTTGTCATACTTGCTTAATACTGGCGAGGATGTTGCAACGGGTAGACCTATGGTGACGTTTACCAATATTCCCCCGGTCGCAATGAATCTCAAGCGGTCGATATCGGTAGCGAACCCTGCTAAAACGCGGTTCGCCAATGCGGTGGTAACGTTCACCACGCAGCCCGCGGCGCTCATAGATCTCGGGATGGGGCAATGGGTATCGGGTACGGCGGCAACGGGAATACCGTACAATGGTCATGTTTACAAGTTCGACGGCGAGCTTGAGCTTGAACCTGGTACGTCAATCAGTGTAGGCGCTGCAACTGCGGCGACCTCCGGGACGTATTGGACTTCGATTGTATTCGCGGAAATCCCGCGCAAGTATTACGAGGGCGAGTATTAACTATCGGGCGGGTGTAAAAGCCCGCCTGTTATAAGGGGAGAACATGACCACCAGTTTAATCGTAGTAAAACTCGACATGGTTTCGAGCGACATCGCCGGGTGCCGGCAGAAAATGACCGAGGCCCGTGCGGCAGTAACGGCCGTATACAATAAGCTCGCAGCGATCCCGACGGCCTATTCCGAAATGATCTCGTCGATCAACGACGCAGGGTATACCGGAGCGCTCGCCGACGTGCAGAAGGCACAGCTCGCGGCTCTTGTTACGGAGTTTACCGCGCTCAATACGGCGGTGCAGGCGGCCCAGACGGCACTCACGAGCGGCGTCACCGAGTACTAAATGGCCGATAAGACCGTCACCGTAAGACCCAGCGGAGGCACATATACTACTCTGCAAGCCGCCATTACTGGCGAGGTGACGGCAAACGCCAACCTCACGGCGGCGGGCATGAACGGCATCTTGACCATATCCATCGAAGGAACATGGTCAAGTGCGGATGCAACAGCAGTAAGCGTTACCGGATTTACAGTTGATAGTACGCATTATGTAAATATAATCACTGATTCTGCGAACCGTGCAGGGACAGCATGGTCTACAGCAAAGTATCGAAACCAAAGCACACAATCAGTTCCGACGATACTACTGACAAATAATTATACTCGTATTACTGGTGTACAAGCAAATAATACTTCTGCGTCACGTAGTTCTATCAGGATCGTTGGGACTAATTGTGTCGTTGATAGTTGTCATTGCATTGGGGGTGGTGATTATGGGCCACTGGATATCGAAGGCGGCGAAGCCTCGGTTATTGTAAATT